ACTTTAAGGAGCTTTGTTTGCTTTTAGCGTGGACCCCCTTACGTTTTACTTTAGGTTTCTTATAATAATTACCTATTATTTGTTTTGCCATTATTGGTGGAGTTTATTACCCATTACCTTTTCAACACCTCTACTACCAAAGTAACCTCCAATTACTACACTAAGTAACCCAGTTATTGAATCTAGTGGATATTTTAGATACCAACCCACCACATAACTAACCGAAAAGAAAACTAATGTTAAAGGTCTTACGTTTTGAGCTAACCATCCACTTCTACTATCTGCTACCCATCTACGAGTTACCCCATCCATTTCAGAACGTTCTAAGCGTAGTTTTTCTAAAGCTATGTCTTTATCCTCACTACTCATCTCAGAACCCCCTATAATAGCCTCTATAACGTTTCCTATTGGAGTATCTTCTGCTATTGCACCAACTACTTTTGGTATCTTCTTTAGTAGAAAAGAACCTACTGCTGTATCTTTAAACTTCTTTTTATTTCTTGACATTTACTATTTCATTATATAGATGTTGTACTAAGATTACATCTCGTTCATTATTTATAGTAATATCTTTAGTAATCTTTTTAAATCTCTTTAGGTTTGTTTCCCTCACACTTACACAACTCAGAGTCGTTGCAGCAATTATTATTATTAAATATTTCATCTTGTTGGTTTGTTTGTGCAATATGTATTTCAATCATTGCGTCTGTTAGTTTGTCAATACTTTTACGTATTTCCTTTAGTTCATTTCTAAGTCCGTTAGACTTTATTTTAACTTCACTCATAGTTTGTCGTATTTCCTACTGTATTAGTATAACCAAATAACTTCTTCTGATTTGGAAGAATCATTATCAACGTGGATAAATGTTTTAGCAATCCCAAATCTATGGAATCCAGCTTGTTTGAGTGAGTCAAGGATAATTGATCTATCTCTTGATGTTGTGCAATGGATATCCGCTGCTTTTCCAATAAGATGGCTTGAATCCGATTTTCCTCCAACTCTTTCATTATGTTCTCTTGTTCTATATCCTGAGTTAATCCTAAATGATACCCCTGAAATTTCACGAGCAAGGTCGAGCATCTGTAGAAACTCACGATCCATATTAACACCACTATTAGAGAGATCTGGCGAATCAAATTCATTTATAGAGAAATAATTAAGATTCATTTACGTCTAAAATTCTGCTTTATATCGTCAATCTCTTTCTGGAGCATTTGCCATTTAAGATCAATCTCTTTCTCAGATATATTCTGAGGAGGCATCTCTTTTGCCTTTTCTATCTCTATCTCCATTAAATTTATTTTATTATTCAAGGAGTAGTAGCTACCAACAATAGAAACTATCATTGTTACAATCATTATAATGTTAGCTATACTTAGAGAGAAATCTGCTTTATTGTCTCCATCTATATCAATTTTTGCCATTCGATCTTAATGTTTTAACGATTTGTATAATTGTAAAAGTTAGCGTAGCACCCATTACAAGCATTTGTAAAAATCCATTAATATCACTCACACTAAAAGCCAAAGCAAATATGTTTGCCGAGTACAATCCGAATATTTTCATTCCGTCATCCATTATTTTATTTTATGAAACAACCAAGCTTTTTCAGATCTAGGTCTACAAACTACCATAGTTTCATTCCCTACATAATAACATAAGTTATAGCTATCTATTGTATCTTTTCTAATTATTCTCATTTCATTATTAACTATCTCTACAGACCCCATAGCTAAGATGTCAATATATTTAGTAGCACTTCTTTTCTTAAATCGTGTAAAAGTATTGTCATAATCTATATCTACAAACTCACTATCTCCACTCGCCCATAAACCATATATTACAGATTCTTGAGCAAAGGTTATTGAAGTTATTAATATAAGTAACAATATTTTTGCTCCTCTACTCATATCATTTGATTGCCATATATAAATAAGTATTGTTTTGTATATTTAAAGACGAACTGCTTGTAGTGTTTCCATCTGCACCAACACCCGCACTAAATCCATCATTATCAAATATTATTCCTTGAAATCCACTTGTAGATTCTGCATCATCTAAGTCTGCCCATAATGCGTAACTTTGTGTACCTGAAACCCTTCTATTATCATACAATTGCCAATCTCCGGCTATGGTTATACCTTTTATCATTACAAAACTTGGCGTAAAACCTAAACCTGTTACCATTGTACCTGCTGTTGATGATGCAGCTTGCCAAGTGTAAGTTCCTATACTACTATAACCTGCAACGCTTTTAAAAATATATGCTATAAATTTATTACCACTTGCGTTAACTTCTGTACCGCCACTACTTCCTGCTTGAAATGTTGTGGAATTAACTGTGCCAAATCTATTTGTAAAATCAGTACTAACGTTATTTGAATTTAGAAATAAAGTTTGACTCGCAGACGTGAATGCACTTGACCAAACTGCCCAACTTGCAGAAGAATTATCACGATTTTTAACAATAATTAAATCTGGTGTACCTAATCCGTGTCCAATAGTATCGCCTATTGTGCTTGTGCCTGTATAAGATACAATACTAAATCCTGCAGCAGTATTTGCACTTACAGAACTTGTAATACTTCCATTACCATTTGAAACTGCCGCACCGCCACCTTTCCAAACCCAAGCAACTGTGTTTTTATTTGCTTGGTTTGAATGTGGGTGTGTTCCTAAAAAGAAACCATTATTTTCGAATGAACTTACCCCTGTCCTACTAAATTCATTTAGCGTACTATTTGAAAATAGAACTATAGAACCTCTAACGCTATCATAAAGTTGATGAAAATATCCATCTTCGTCTCTGTCTTTTATCCAAACTAATCCACCACTTGTTTCCAAATCCATTCCTACATTAGAAATAAATAGACCCGCAACACCTGTACCCTTATACAATACAGCTTTAAAATTACTTGTATCTGTTTCAGGTTTTTCGTTGTAAAGTTTCGTTACATTTTCAGGACTTAAAACAGAATGAAATACACGAACTTGGTCAATAGAACCATCAAAATAAGCACCTGTACTGCTTCCACTGTTATAAGCACCAATCAAATTTTTTCCACTTCCTGATATAGAATTAGTTGTACTTGTATCACTTGCTACTTCTATACCATTAACATACATAATTCTAGCTTTACCTCCGACAAGTGAACTGCCTTTTGTAATTACTATGTGATACCAATTTCCTGTATCTATTGAATTATTTGGAGATGTTAATTGTACTCCATCATAAAAACCAAGTGATTTATTAGATGCACTCAAGACATCTAAATAATTTCTAAAAGAAGCCTGAAAAGCAATTACTGCTTCGGAATCTGCAAAACTATCCCACTTCACCCAAGCTGACCAAGAAAAATTGTTGTTTACATTAATTCCTGTAGCTAATTCTATTGCACTACTACTCCCATTAAACACAGCAGCTTGACCATAGCGACCAAAACGATATTCAATATCTGTTTCTGTTCCATCATTTGTTCCTTTACTATCCTCTGCTGAATTGTCTAATTTGTAATAAGCGGCATTTGTAACAGGGAAATTTATGTCATCAGTTGTAGATGTATGTACACACGCTTGTTCATTTACTAAAGTTTCAATTTCGCTTCCTGACCCACTTGTAAGTTTTCTATTAAATATCCTAAATTGGTCTAAACTTCCAGCTAAAGCGTTTGCAGCATTGCTATCATTATATCCTAAACTTGATGTAGTAAGTTGTGTTAAAACAGAAGCTTGGTCTAAAGTAGAAGTTCCAGCAGAAACACCATCTTTAAATATTTCAATACCATAACTTGATGCTGTATAGTTTATAGAAATATGATGATAAGTGTTTGCTGTTACGCTAACAGGTATATCAGTGTCGTAGTTTGTACTATAATACACGCTACCACTAACTGACCTTTGTAACATAAATACTAAACCACTTGCGTGGTAATAAGTATATATTTGAAATGGTCCATATTGATTAGCTGGGTTGCCTACAAGAACATAAGCGAAATTTGGTGCTGTACCTGTAATACTTCTAAATTTAACAAAAAATGAAACATTAAAATCAGCGTTTGAAGCATTGCTAATTGGATTGGTAAATTGTATTCTTTGAGATGTAGTTTGTGGGAATCTTACACCTGTATTTATTTTACCCGAAACTCCAAAGTCAACATCCGTAGGTGTACCATTATATACTCCCGAAGCATCACTTGCATCTGTATCAAATGAATATAAAAGTTTACCACTTGAATCGCCAAATATGTCAGTTGTTTCAGTAAGACAAGCTCCTGAAGAAGCAACAATACCTCCTGTAGTAAAGAATTTTTTGTTAAAAGCCATTAATCAAGTTTTACAGGAAAGAAAGTAGTATCATAACTTAAAAGACTTTCGTATTTCTTTTTAGCATTTACTTCTTTTTTCTTTTTATCATATTCAGCTATTATCTCTGCTCTTTTAGTTTTTACATCATCATCAATAGCAATATCTCTTTCTGCTTTTCTAGTTACTTGCCAATCTGTCGAAGATAAAAGTCTATTAGCGTTATTTTTTAACACTTCTATAACTTGTGATTTTTTAGTATCAACATCATAGGTGTTTTTTATCTCGCCTGTTTTAACTATTTTACCATCTTTTTCTTCTGTTACCTCATAAGTCTTAGAGAAATCAATATCAGTTATTTTGCGAGTAAATACTTTCTTCTTACTGTCCCATTCTATACCACCTATATTTTGAATTAGTGGATTATAAGAAGGTTGTACCACATCATAAAACCCTTCTGACTTTAATGTCTTCTCAGAGGCTTGTCTAAAATTTAAGATGTATCCTTTCTTACCATTCCAAGCATTAGGTAATGTTGGATAAGTGGTGATGTTTCCATCTGTTTGTCTTGCTTTCATAATTATGCTGTTGTTGAAGATGTATAAGTTCCTACTGCAAAGTGATATAATTTAGCTCCTCCTGTATCATCGGTACATATTATCTGTATAATGTTATCTGTTGAGCCATCGTAGTCTGTGCTACCTACCTTATTAAAAGTAGAGCCTGTTTCTGCAAATGTTACTGTAGAATTGCCACTTAATATTAAGTCTATTACCTGTCCTTGTTGAGCATTTGACAATGTGAATGTCGAATCAGCATTCATTGTAGCTGTAAAAGTTGTTGCACTATCAAAATTTAAAGCAAAAGCACTTCCTGTTCCTAAGGCTGATAATGCTGTATAACTTGGATGTAATTGTTGATGGTCTACCCCATCATCTGATATTTGAATATCATTAGTATTAGCTGTTATACCAGTCCCTCCAACTACATTAAGTGTTCTAGTAGCGGTAATATCACCTCCACCAGTTAATCCATCACCAGCAGTAACAGTAACAGTAGAGTGATCTATGTGTTCATTCCCTACGAAATTTGAAAGAGCATCGTGATCAACTGCACTTGCATCAACTGCAACATCATTTGCATTTACTGTTATACCAGTACCAGCTCCTACAGCTAAACTCGCATCTCCTGAAGTAGCATCTCCTGTAAGACCTCCTCCAGCCACTATGCCAGTTATATCCCCATCGAATTTCTGCTCCCAAGTAAATCCTCCAGAAGCAGCATCATATGTCAATACATAATTATCTACCGCACTGTTTGTTGCACTTAAATGTGCTTCGTTAATTGCTGATGCTTTAATATTATCTGCATCTACAAATGGAGTTTGAACCACATTGGAACTATTTTGTGATCCGTATATTTCACCAAGTCTTGCGTTTATTCTGGTGAATGACTCCCTTATTGTAGTTCCTGTAGAATCATTGGCTGTTGAACCAACAAAAGGTATATTACCTGTTGCAGCACTTGTAGGAGTTGTTAAACTAGTTGTTGCCATATTTTTTTATTTATAATTGTGTCTTGTCTGCTTTAAATGTTGTATTATCTGCTCTTAGTTCTCCTCCGAAATAACTGATTATATCAGCAGTAAAAGGAGTAACAGGAACCAATCCCCAACAGTTAGGAGCTGAAACATCTGGAATATAAAAAGTGCTCCATTGTTCATCACCAAATCCATCGTTATCGTGGATCTCGCAATAAGTTTTTCCCCAATCTATCGAGTTTGCCATCTTTCTTTTTTAAGTAACTATTTAGCTTTATTTCGTTTTCTTGTTTAGGCTTATATACTTGCTTTACAATACCCATCCTTGATAGTAGTTTTCTTTGTCTGGGTGTATGTCTTCATTATTATTACTATAATATTCTGGAAACTTAGAACTAGCATTAAAGCTCATATAGTCAATAAATCTATTAGTATAATATTCTGCATAATCCCTTTCTTTTGTAATTAATATATCAATTTCTTCTTTAGATGGTTGACTAGCGTTTTCGCTATTGTGTTTAAATACTCCTCCATTCGAAATAGTATAAGAAGCAAATGGAAGATATTCTGCCATAGCGTAATGAATTAACATAGGTTGTATATAGTCATTGACTAAAGCTAAATAGTCTCCAGCTAAAGATGAACCAATTATGTCATTACTTACTTTATCATATAAATCAGTACCTAAGAAGTTACGAATATGTATTTCTTGGGCTAACTTAACAAATTGCAAGAACTTATCAGGGTCAACTGAACCGCTTAATGCAGTGTTTTTTACGATATCCGATCTCTTAATAAATAGTGGTGTTGCCATTAGTCAATTTCTTCTATTTGTTCATCTACAGTTTCTTCTACATCTTTCTTAATTCCAGTTTCTTTCTCTATTTCACTATCACTAACCGCATTTGTTAAATCAGTAAATTCTAAAGGCTGGAGTGTTTTGAAGTAGATGTCAAGTTCTATACCATTATATTCTAGTATCTTTTCAAGCTCATCTATAATAGTAACTTGCATTGGTCTAATTACAGTATTATCCATAAGTAAAGATGCTGTCATAAGCTCATCAGCATTGTTACCGAGTCCTGTGTTATCTTTTATACCAACTAACATTGGAGAAACAATTCGATGGGATACCATAATTTTCTTCATACTCTCATCAGATAAGAATTGATATTGTTGATGAACATCTGGTATAGTTACCTGATCAGTAGTCGCAGCAAGTTCTTTACTATCATTAAATGCTAATATAAACTTACCAGCATTACTAGTCCCACTGAATTTATCATATATAGATCTTTCAATAGCATCTCTCTGTTCTTTATCAGGAGTACCATTATTGAAGTTAATCAACATAGAAGGCTGAAGTCCGTTTTGGATATTACTAATATGGTAGTTAGCAACTTCCTCTTCCAATTCACAATATTGTAATCCTCCTTGATAATCTACTGGAGAATAGTAATAAAATCCAGCTCTATATGGTCTGATATATAATATCTCTATTCCATCTTTACTAGTCCCAAAAGCTGATATTCTTTTCGGTTTATCATTTTTCTTTACTTTGGTCCAATCATTACTGTAGTAATATGCCTTTATTTCTCCATCAGAAGCCTTATCCGCCCTTATCGTCTCAATAGGGAGGTGTTCTACTTGTACTATCTGAGATCGGTCCTTAGAGTAGATTATTTGAAGAGCTGATTGACCCATCATTTTATAATCATAACACACCTTCTTCATACAGTCCTTAGAGAACAATTCTTTCATTTTATTGTAATCTTCTGGCTTATCTTTACTATCAGTTGCATCTAATCCTCTCCCATAAATCATTTCAGCTATTCCGTTTACAGCAGCGTTATTTGTCGGAGATCCATTGTATCTATCTATAAGATATTGAAAGTATTCGTTGTCATCTCCATATTCAACCCAATCGTATCTTTTTGATTCAACAACTTTTGTTGATGTATAGCTAGACAGATTAACAACGTGTACAGTGTCTTTAGGTTTAGTTGGATTTGTTCTATTTCCAGATTTTCTTCTTGACATTATATTATTATAAATTCATTATCGAAACTCGCTTCCTCAGTATATTCATTCTGGTTAACGAAGTATTTTTCTTTATCTTGTTGGTCAGTCCCATAAATCAACCCTCTATATATTTCAGTTGAATCATTACTCGCTTTCTCAACAACATATCTATATAGGGTATCTTTAGCTACTGTAAAGTCACTAGTCAATACCATATACCCATTCTCAGTTGTCTTTGTTGGGGTAACTGTAGTTGTAGTTCTAGTCTCCTTATTAGTTAATTTAATTACTGGAGCAGTAACATCTTCTCTAGGAATGATCTTTAATATCTTACTTCCTGTTATTGGTAATATTTCCATATAACAAAATAACTAATACCCTATTGAATTGTTTTCTCTAATATACAAAAAAAGGGGGTAAAATACCCCCTTTTGAATTGGAAACCTATCAATCTAACTACACAGCACGTTGAGTAGATTGCGTTTCAGTTGAAGTCCCCATACCAGCGAAAGGATCCGCAGCAGTAGCTCCAGTTACAAAATTAGGCATTGTTATTTCGTTAGCAGTAAGAGTCAAGGTATATCCTTGAAGATCACCCATCGCAGTTCCAGTAACAGCGGTTCCGCCAGTTACTTCAGCTCCGTGTTCTCTACCAACACATAATACACTACCATCAAATGTTTCTACAAAAACGTGAGGTCTACCATAAGCCATAAGCTTTAGTTCTTTATTGTCCTCTTTGGTTAGTTTATGTAGGGTTACGTTTAGTACTTGCTCAAAGAAGGTAGTACCATTCTCCAAGGAAGTTTGAATATTTGTTTCTAAAGAGGAGTTCCCTTTGACATCATAAGTATGGTAGTTAAAAGAACCAGCAAAATCAGTAATTTCATCGTTGCTACCTACAGTAACAGCTCCTAAATCTCCGAAATCAACAAAGTGAATCTTTCTAACACCACCTACAGCATCTTTACAAGGTTTTAATCTTCCTCCAGTTAAATCACAAGCCATATTTTAAGGTATTAAAAAAGGGTAGGTAGGCACTCGGCTCACCCACCCTTCTTGATTATTCAATTATTTATTAGTTAGCAGAGTTGGTGATACCATAAGTAACCATATCTTCAATTATGCCATACTGTACTCCAGCGGTAAATCTCATTACGACTCTCACATTTTGAGAACCATCAAGATCAGCCATATCGATTACTTTAACTTCGTTATGATCAGATATAAGACCAGTTCCAAAGAATAAGTTAGACTTCTCAGCAGCAATTGCTTTGTTGTCAGCAAGACCATTAGCGACAAATAGTTTTACACCATCAAAACTAAGGCTTCCGTTATTCCACCATTGAGTTCCTTGTGCGTTTGTACCAGCAGCACCAAGTCCACTTGCACCAAATCCGCCTAATGCTCTAACATAAGCTCTAGCAATATTTTGAGAAACATAGATGAAAAGATCTTCATTTCCATAAAGGGAAGATGGGATTGCATCTACTATAGAACCAATCTGTGCAATTACATTTGAAGAGTCAACTGTTGTACCAGCAACTTCTTGTGCAGATGGTAAAGCAGCATCTAGAGATACTAATTTAGTAAGACCATCAAATTGTCCGTTGTTACTTGTGTTTCCATCCCATATGTTTTGCTCAGTTTTTTGAGCAACTTTTGCGGCAACGTGTCCGATTAAGAAGTCACTAAAAGAAGGAGGTAAGTTTTCATAGGCAGAAAATCCCATTTGAACAGCTTCCCAGTCAGCTACAAAATCTTTTTTACAAAGTTGTAGATTGACTTGTTGCTCTTCTGGAGCAAGAATTTTTTCAGTAAGTGTCAAAGTAGAAGTTGCATCGAAATCACAAGTAGCATCCTTAACGATTCCGTCAGAAGATACTTTCTTGATAACCTCTTTTAACTTTACATTTGGTTTTACTGTAATACCGCCACTGGCGATAGTAGACCCCTCTAGTAAAGCTGCTGCAATATATTGCCCAGCAAACTCTCCAGCGTAGGTAGTAGTAATAGAAGTAGTTGTAGCCATTTTTATTTAATTTAATTATTGTTTATTGTTAATTCTTGCCATCACACGATCAAATGTGGTTTGAGGCTTGTTTTGTCCGTAAGTAAAGTTTAGCTTTTTTGCTTGTCCTTCTTCTGGATTGTGTTTGATTGCTTCAGCAGCTGGTTCTTTAGAAAGCTCTTCTACTTGCTCTGATAAAGCTTGTTTTTCTTTCTTCATATAACCCATTTCTTCATCAATCATTTTTTTAATTGCGTCAATCTCAGCTTTAAGCCTTGACATATCCTCAAGATATTTTTCTTCAGAGACATAACCCTCTGCTAGATTTTCATCTTCTTGAGTTTCTACTTCCTCAGATGCTTCTACCTCTTCGATTGCTTCGGTAGGCTCTTCTGAAAGTTCAGTAGTTTCTTCTTTGACTTCTTCTTTTGCTTGATCTTCTTTAGTTTCTATAACTTCCTCCTTAACCTCTACCTCAGAGATATCTTGAGCAAGTTCATCTTCTTTAGTAAGAATCGACAGCTTTTGTAGAATGTCATTCAAAATAGTTGTTGAACTCATAATAAT